TGGCACCATGCACAACCGCCTACGCATGGCATCGTCAACCACCGCAATCTGCGGCGCATGGTTCCCCACCACCAGCAGCTTGAAGCACGGCGTGAACTCGAACCAGTCCTGACGCATATGGCGAGCCACCACCACATCGCCGCCCGTTAGTTGCTTTAGCTTCGCGTCATCCCACTTTCGCCCTTCCTGCGTTTCATTGGCAATGGCCAGGCGCGCGCCCTTTAGCATGGCAATCTCTGCCGGATGCCGATCGCCCTTCGACTCCATCAGCGCGTCCATTGGCAGGGTCTTGGCGTACTCGCCCCAGGCATAGCGGATGGTGTCCACGAACACGCTCTTCCCGTTTCCACCTGGTCCGTGGATGAACAGAATGCAGTGTTCCTTGGTGCTTCCGCTGAGCGCGTAGCCGGCCCAGCGCTTCAGGAACGCCACCACTTCGGCATCGCCACGTGCAGCCTCGAGCAGGAACGCTTCCCACCTGGTGGTAGATCCACCTGGTCGAACGCCTACGCGCTTGGTAATGCTGAGATCGAGCAGCCGGTTGATCGCACTACCCTCGATTAGGTCATACACATCGTCAGGCGCACCGAATCCCCACAGGTGCTGATCCCAATCAGCGCTACCAACCACCAACCCATCGAACGATTCAGCCACTGACGCAAAGTAGCGCGCCCAACTGCCCGTATCGTTTGGGTTCGCTTTGGCTGCGCCCTTGATGATTTCACCCTTCACCATGTTCAGCCGGTCGCGCTCCCACACGCCCGAACTAGCACGCGTGTACCAACTGTTGCTATCGACACACCACCGATACTCCAGCTTGATCGCTTCCTTGCACCACTGCCTAGCGGCGGCGTTCGCCTTTACCTTTGACTCTTCTTGCATTTCCATATCCATCCTCCATGAAATGGCCGCAGGGGTGCGGCAGCACGTCCGACCCCTGCGGTGCGGTCACTTGACCGCGTTTGCTCGTTGTTCGCTTTCGATTGTCCGGAACACCAACTGCGCGAGGTTGTTCAGCCTCTGCAGCGCGTCCGATTCATTCATCCGCCCAGCGCTGACCTCATCGCAAATTCTCTCAATGCGCTGTGCAATTCTCTGAATGATGTTTCCCTGCAGACTTGCCTTGTCGCGGAAGTGATCCACCTCGCGCTGCAATCCTGCCGAAGTGCTGCGCCAATACTCCGTGTCGTATTTACGGATAGGGATCATTCCTCGCCCCGCTTCCGCACCGGTTGGCACGCTTCATGTTCAGGGACAAGGAACAGCAGCAGGAAGACTCCCACCGACACCAGGCACGCGATCCCTGTGAATAGGTCAGCCATTGCGGACCTCCAGTAGCGCAGCCTCTACGGTTCCATAGTGAGCACGGGCCGCCGAGCGAACAAGCTGGCGCACCACGTGCACCTTGGTCGACCCGTCGTACTTTGCTATCGCCTCCAGTAGCCCGTCAGTTACGAGGTCTACCCCGATCATTCGCCGCTGAGTGTTGCGGTCCTTGCTGTCCATGCTGCGTCCTCCAAAGGAGACGCATATCGGGCAGTGCAGGATAACGTTTGGCTGTTACGTTAAATTCGATTTCAGCCATCCGCAGTCCTGACGTACACCCCCTATATGCGCTTAGTACGCATCTTATCGACAGCCGCGGAAATTTGCTCTACTCTTTCTGCGGTTTTTAGAGCAAGTTTGCTTGTGCGCTTTTCTTCATCCTGAGCCACCAATAATCTGCGTACTGCGCGCTCATAACTAAAGCCCACCTTGAAGCGCCAATCCCACTGCGGGCCTGGGTCAGCCGTGATCGTCCACTTGCCCCGAGGGTCAGAATCCTTGCGGCAAAGCCACCATTCGCCGCGCTGGCGATCCAATTTTTCTATTAAGCCCCGGTGTCTCATGACCGGAAGGTACTCGGTTTACCTCTTAAACCAACTGAGGATCTTTCCTACCCACCCTGGCGTCGCCCTGTTTAGGGCTGCTTTGCGCTTGGCGCAGCCGCCGCAAGGCTTTATACCCGCAGCATTTGTTGCCGCCGCTACTACGTCGCCCATGCCAAACCGTCTGGGAACGATGGGTTGCTCGACAGCCGCCGGTTCCCCAAACATGATCGGCGGGTCGATGTAATTCCCGTTCCGCGTTTCCCGTTCTTGGCAAGTGGAGCACTTAGTGGCGTCAAGGTTCTTGACGCAGAACGGTGACGTACCGGCCACCCGCCAAGACTTGCAGTCCATGATGGGGAGCGATACTCCGGAGATGGTGATTGTGCCAAGTTTCATGATGTGAGACCTATCACCGTTCCATCAGATTTGCAGTAGACGTTTGGGTCTTGGAATGAACGCAAACATGGTTGCGGTAAGGGGTGATCAATTGCCCACTCGTTGCAATCCACGCCTTGACCAGGACAGCAAGGCGCTGGCTCGTACACGAACGGATAGGCATAGCAGCCGGTGCGCGGATCAGGCATTTGCGGGCATAGCGAGTCCCACCCATACACAAGAACGATGTCAATGCCACCAATGTTGACTGTGATGTCTTCAAGCGGCCATCCGTCCCGAGCTTCGCAATTTGTTGCATTTTGATAGAAGCCAATATCCACGCATATTGGAATAGTTCCGTTCCCGTATTCCTGAATGCGCTTCATGGTGTATCGCTCACCAAACGCGTACTCGGGGAAAGACAAGCACTGCAGGACGTAGTTGTTCGGCGTTGCGCTAGTAGCCGATATGGCCGCGTTGCAAGTGTTGGCGCTTGTCTTATGCCAGGCGTAATCCACAATCAACGTCTGAGCAGCGCAAGCGTAGTACCGCAATGCAGATGCCCGAAGAGTGACTGTGATCGTGGTATTGGAATCTGTAAACGCAACACGGTCGACGGTCAAAGTATCGCCGACCGCAAAGCCCGGACGATCGTTTGGCGTTTGCCAGTCGCACTTTACGCACGATTGCCGGTTACCGAACCAGAAGTAGGCAGACCATGGTGGAATGCCTGAAGCCGACACTAGACCACCGATACGCGTATTGATCCGTTCAGCGATGTGGGCGGCATTGCCTGAGAAGATGACAACGTCGAAGCCGCAGACGCTCAACTTAGGCGCACCCAGCGTCCCCCATCCTGTCGCCACCGTGTTCGCCTGGTCAATGTGAACAAGGCCGGACGAGCCAAGAAACAACGCGTTGAGCGCCGCTTGTGCGCCTTGACCCTCAGGGTCAATGTCAGGAGCCGCGCACGCCGAAAACTTGATTGTCATAATGTCTTCATCATGAGTCGCGCATCCAGTGGAGTTAATGGAGTAGCAGGTTTTTACGTCATACGTCTCAAAGCGGTCAAGTTCTGTATCGCAGAAATCAGGATACTGAGCGCAGTTGCCTTCATTACCGCAGCAATCCCCTTCAGGGTCGCAATCAGGACACTCCATGTACTTTCGAAAACTTTTTGTGACTTGGTTTGGGCAAGCCGTAATGTCATCACGCACTCTGCAGAAACTCATCTCCTGCGACATTGCAACGCTAAGCGTATCGATTGTTACTGCTGGCCCGTGACCGCATCGAACATCCCACGGAACGCCGTACTTTTCGATGCAAGTCGTGGCGTTGCTAGCAATCGTGACGCCTTTACCTTTAACGGTACCGGCTTGATCCTTGAAGTCGTAGCACTCCGCAACCGTTTCTTCGCACGGCAAATTTGTGTTGTTGCCAATAGCGGGGCCGTTGTTGGGCGGAGCGTTTCCCTGCGGGCCGTATCCAGGAATTTGAATGTTGGCAATCCCACCAGGGTTGCCCTGCTGTTGGGCATCCGCATAGCAACAGGGGTTCTCACCGGCGACGCGATTCTTGACCTTGACCAATTTGCCGACGTTCACTGGCCAAGTCGACAACGGATTCGGACAAGGCGTGGTTTCAAATCCAGTCAGAATGTAGATACAGCAGTCGTAACTGACGAAGTAGCACTTGTTCGCCAGGTCTGGCGGCGATGGTATGCCTATCGACAAGAGGTAGCGCGGACAGAACTCAATGCGGGCGGGCGCGTTTGTGCAATCAGGTGTGCAACAGTAATCCTCAAAATACGTCTCACACTTGAGCGCGTACCAAAGGAGTCCGTCTTGGCAACAGCAAGACCGCCGTCGGCTCATTTGCTGCCCTTACTGCGGCACCAAAAATATCCTGCCAAGGCACCAATTAAGCCCAAAGTGGTGGCGAAGAAAATTGATCCGAGGAAAGATTCAGCGCTTGCGAGGTTGAGCATTTGATGCCTTTGTTGAAGTGCGGGTGCGGCGGAAGGTTGAGCCAACACTGCACCCGGCAGCGAAGGTCAGTGCGACTAGGGCAAGCATCCATATCGTGTATTGGGCAGTCGTAAGCATCAGCGGCCTCGTGGTATGTAGGTGTAGATCAGTGCTCCGATCACAGCGGCCACCACTGCAATCGATACATACTGGAGCGTTGAGTGGATCGGACTTTGGTCATCCGAGACGAACGGTATGGCTTGGTGCACTGCATTGGCTTGCGCCTCGATGCTGTCGAGCTCCGCGCTTGCTGCCACCAGGTGCGCCCGTGCAACCGCTGCGCTTGCTGCGCTCGATGTAGCGGCCTGGCTAATCATCGCCGTCTGCGAAGCGCAGCCGGTCAATAGGCAAGCGACGATGACGGCGAGGTAGATCAGACGAACTCCCTGCGCGGCGTGGCGGGCAAACAAGTCGGGAGCGTGGCTAAAAGCGCTGGAGCGATCGTCTCGCACCGCACGTTGGCGTGGATGCGTAGATCCTCCGGCGTGATTACGTTGCCGTCGATGTCAAGCACAGCGCCAAGTGTGCCGATCATGTCGATGTAGCGCGGCTCAGGGATAAGCGCCAGTGCCGTATTCATTTGCGACAGTGTGGTGGTGCGTAGGTAATAGTTCGTCATGTGGTCTTTGCTTGCATCTCTGCGTAGGTCAAGGCGCTGTAGTACTTCACGCTCTTAATGGAGTTGTTTAGGTAGCCATCCCAAACACCTGTGCCGCTTACGCCTGTGGTCGATTGGGATCCAAGGGTTAGCCAGGTCGAGAGCGTGGTACCCACGTTGCTGCCGCCGAAGGTCGGCGTAGCACCGTTCACGCACAGGTCAAACGATGCCGTAGGCGTTGGCGCGTTCCATGCAAGCGCCACCTTGTTTAGTCCGCTTACTAGTCCCGTCTGCGTTACTGCTGAACCTGAACTGAAAGCGATCTGCGCCGTGGCGCTTGCGTTCGCTTGCTTTAGATGCCAATGCAGTGCGGCCGTTGTATCGGTCGACATGATCGAACGATCACCAGCACCGTACGCGCCTCGGTAGAACTCGACCACCATCGCGCCCGGTTGCGCGTAGAGCGATGTCCACGCGGTGCTGCGAATCACGGCATCGTCGGCGAGGCGGGTGAGTTGACTTGCAGCATTGCCAATAAAGGAACTTGCTTGTGTGCCTAGTTCGACTTGTGCGCCCCAAACGTCCACTACTACCGTTGTTGCGTGTGGCGATTGGATACCGAACTCAACAAAGGATGCACCGCCAGTAAACGAAACCGAATACCTTGCCCATGTGGATGTGACAGTAATCGGAGTAAGAGTAGCGATTCCGGTAGTGCTGTTATAGACTCGTATATTGATCGCCGGGTTGCCACTTACAAGCCGCAAATATATTGAACCTGTGTAAGTTAGTGCAGAGGTACCAACATAAACATAAGTATTAGAGTTTGTCGATGTACCGAATGATATTTCACTCGCTGTACTAGTGTTCGCCGGGGATGTCTTGGTCTGGCTGTTTAATGTACTACCAGCGCCTGTGAGCGACCACCAACCATTTGCGGTGTTTCCACAATTTTCGCTCCAACGCGCCAAATTCGTCGCCGCCGCCTCAATGAGCAAACCCTTCGCCACGCCGCCCGTGTAATCAAATCGCGCATCCCCAGCGGCAGCAACCGTCTTCACGTACCCACTGGCATCGATGTAGGTCGCGCGCGCCGTCGAGTCTGCGCGTGTGAAGGTCACTGCCGTCGGCAAACTGCCCGCACTAAAGTCCAGCGAAAGGGTCGCCGTGTCGCCGCTGCCAAACAGCGCTTTCCGCATCATGCTCGTATACATCAGATAGTCTCCGCTGAGGTGCGAAACCCGATCGTCGCAATGTGCAACGAATCGGTGCTAGCGTGGTCGAGGTACAGGACGATCGTGCCCCATGAGTTGGGCGCATATAGCGCAGTCTGCGCCATCGATAGCGTCCAGGTGAACGTGCCTGACGCCGCAACTACTACGGCGTACGTGCCGGTGTTCAGCGTGTTCGTCGATCCGATCTGCACGTTGCCCTTCACCGTGTAGCCGGTGAGGTTCTGCGCGGTTGAGGTGCCTTCAAGCTGGACTGTTCCGGCGAGCGTCCACTCTTCGCCTGGGACGATTACAACTCCTGGGTATGAAAGCGCTAGGTCGAGATTAGGCATTAGGTGCACCTCAGTGGGTTTGGTCGGTCGAAGTAGGCAAAGACTGCGCCGGAACTATCGTGGCAAACGTGGAGCTCGACCTTTGCTGATAGTTCTGTTGTAGACCATGAAGCAGTGCCAGTGCTGTAAGTAGATCCGACCGGCCCAATCGTGGCCGCTGGAGCGGTTGAGATGTTCATGCCATCGACGATTGTGGAAGTGTTGTGCCATTCACGCAGATTGACGGCAGCGGCATAAGTGCCACTCAAGTCGGTTGTCGGCACAGTAATGCCACCACCGCCGATTGGAGTTGGGAACCATATCTTGACGGCATACGTCCATCGGTTTGCTGCGTGAAGCGTGGCAGTGTCTATGGACACCAGGACAGATTTGGTAGGCGCCTTGGCAAACGCTTCACTCTGTGCGAACTTAATACCGGCTGCGTTGGCAGTAGCCACCCGTTGAGTCTGCGCGAACCCGTTCATGGCGAACCGTGTCAGTCCGCCGTACAAGTTCCCGTTGAATATGGGGTTTTGGAAAGCCATTATGCAATTGCCAGTGGTTTCGGGCTAGTCAATGCGGTCAGGTCTAATGCCGTCAAGATGCCGGAGAACGCGGAAAGTGTGTCATACCGTTGCAGGAAAACCACATCCTTTACCTGCAAGATTGGTACTGCCGGAGTTCCAATACTGACGCCCGAAGTTAGGAAGAGTTCGCCAGATGGATTTGGACAAGGAATCTGCTCAAGGTGATACCAAGCGTCATACAAGAATGTATGGCTCATTCGGTAGTAGTTGTCTTCCGGTGCGGTCTGAAAGCCCTGGTAAAGCAGCGTTCCAATTGGAAACCCAAGGAATAAAACGCTGTTTCGGTTGCCCACATACGAGGTGTAAGTAGCCCAAAGTGGTTCAGCAGCAGGCGTGGCCTGCGGAAGCGTCCGGTCATACTGCGTTTCAATAGTCACTAGTTGCTGCGGTACGTCGTACACTTTTGGCTTGCCGTTCGTGTCAACTTTGTCTCCGCCGATGTCTACCCCCGATGCAAACGCTACTGTTCCGTTAGTTGGAAACGTAGCACCTTTGCGGTACATGGCCGTCGAGCGCACCACTGTTGCGCGTGTGCACGAGCAGTACGAACCGTCTGTTTGACTAAGTAACGAACCGTTGCGGGTGCTTGCTCGTTTTGTAACAACCCAAGCGTTCTGTCGTTCCCGTACCGGCTCAACGGATACTTCACGAACTACCATAGTTTTTAGGTAAGGATCGCTAGTGTAAAGCGCTGAATCAATGCGGCTCGGAACGGTTCCAGCAGCAGCAAGGATCTGCTGTTCGGTTGGTTGAACGCTACCGCTGCTATACGTCATCAAATACTGAATGGTGATAAACGACTCACCTGGTGTTGGAACGATAGAGTAACTGCGGCTATTTGGACGTTCTACAAGTGTGAATGACATCAGGAGCCGCCTTTCAAAATCCGATTCTGTTCGCGCATGAGCCGCAAGTTTTCGGCGTCAATCATTGCATTCTTTACTTGTACGTCGCGGTCTTTGTTGTCGCTCATACCGGCGGTCATCTCTTGGCCCATTGTTCCAAGTTTTCCGACGTCTATCCTTCCGCCTTGGTCGAGCATTCCAGCATCTAAGAACGGCATATACCCTTGCAACTTCTTAAACCGCGCTTTGTTTGAAGAC